ATATATTGTATTATAAAAATAATACGGGGAACCAAGGTTCCCCCGTACGCCCCCTCCTTCCGATATAACAGCGAGAATCAACGTGTCGTTATGCCCCCGTAGGGGGCATTTCTTGGCGGAGGAGCGTACGAGGAACCCGCAGGGTTCCTGTATTAGTAGTTATTGTAACGGGGTAAATTACGTGCCAGAGCGAATGGATTACCATCACGTGATGAAACCATGGAACCGTAACAAAATTCGGCAAAACCTTTCTGGTCATTCGGTATGGTGGTAGCCGGATTCGAATTAAATTGGCGCATGGATTGTTCAAACACATATTGTTCTCCTAAATCCTTGAATAATTTGTCGGAAATATCTGGTTGTCCTGGGTTGAGCTCGCTCACTAATTTTTTGGCTTGAACCAAAATGTTATCATTGACCGTGCCATTAAATGCGGGCGGGGCGGGTTTTTTATCCGGATTATACTCATAATCAGGGATCAATACATTACTAAACGGGTTCTCCGATGTGGGTTCATCAAACACCTCCGGATTTTTGGCATATTGATATTGTTTCAACACATCATCGGCTTGATTTGCAAAACCTTCCGTGTCTGTTTTTTTTTCAGATTGTTTTTTTTTGTTGTCCTGAAAAGAATGAAGAATGTAAATAGCACCCAAAGTAATCAACGAAACAACCAAAATACGTATACTCCGTGTGAAAATAAACCCTGTCACGCCCAATACAATGACCGCACGAGAAATGGCATTTAATTTTTGTTCATAGGTCATGGTTTCAACAGGGAAGAATTCCAACATATATTCATGTTGAAAGAGAACATTGGGATTCACTGACCAAAAAGGGATTTGTTTTTCTCGAGACAATTCTGATGTATCTTTGGTAATTATGGTGTCTGATGGGGTTAGCTGCCTTAATTCAGAATCCAATTGTTTATCATTTTGTGAATTCATTTACCCTTACTATAACAAATTTATATATTACTAACATATAAATTTGAACTATGGTACGGAGTTTTCTAAGCGAATAGATGGTTATCCGTCTTGAAAAGACTCGCATTTCTCTTCAGCAGGAACAATTTTGAGAACACATTTTGTTTTCTTTCCATAAAGAGGCACAATACATCCTTTTTCATTCATTTTATAATGTTTTTTCATGGTTTTATTCAATGATTGTGTTTTGAAACGAATCGCATTCAAATCTTTCACACATCTCGCTCGGAAATGTTCGTAACGTTCTCGTATCATTTCATAATTTAATCCAGATTTCTTCCCGAGCATAGTATTGATCAATTCGTGGAGGTCATACAGATATTTGGAGAACGTAGCACGAGAATCCATGTGCGACATTTTCAAGGGTAATTTCTGAAAATTTTTGCGCAAATTTTTGCGGCATTTACCGCAGGGCAAGACCCATTTTAAACTGTAGATGAAACGAAAATAATGAGTTTTGTCTTCTTTACTAGGATGAACAGGATAATTGAAGCTCATTGTATGGAGGTAATGCCACATACTGGGCCCCCATACACTGGTTAACATACCATCATTGCTATTGTAATCTTGGTCCGTGTATATCATCATAGATTCCGGAGATTTAATATTATTAGTGTTACGTCGTGTATTACGGGTTTTTTTCCTAGACCCATTATTTACCATTATGTTCACCCTTGAAAATCAATATAATGTATGCGTATATTTTTGTGAATTCGGATAAAATACTGCAAAAAAATATATTGAATATGTATATAGAAATGTCACGATTTATTAATGCCGTATATGATTTTATACGTCCAGCTCGTAAATATGTTTGGCTACTTGTGGTAATTATCTTATTTATTTTAGTGAGTATTTATTCCTACAATTCCTTTATTAAACCTGCCGTTGCGAAACCTCCTTCAGCGAACATTGCCAATACTGACCGTCGCGGACAGAATCTAGATATTTATTTTTTCCATGTCGATTGGTGTCCTCACTGTATAAAAGCAGCGCCTGAATGGCAAAAATTTACCAACAAAATGAATGGAACAGTAGTAAACGGTTATAACGTGTTTTGTCACGACATTGATTGTACAGATACATCCGATTCGAAAATAACTGAGATGATTAAAACATACAATATTGAAGGCTATCCTACTGTAAAAGTAACTTTTGATAATGGTAAAGTGATCGATTTTGACTCGAAGATATCAGCAAATGGTTTAGCAACATTTGTCACTACAATTACTTCAACAACATAAACGACTCTGTAGATTTTTCGCACACCAAAGGTGTTGAAAAAATTACTAACTTCGTAGGACAAAGTCCGGAGTTGTTTTTGTCAACATAATATATCTGTTATATTGACATGGTAAAAACGGTAAAAACCTCACAAATCATTGGTGAAGGTAAATATGGATGTGTACTTAAACCCAGTTTAAAATGTCGAAAAACAATGAAATCCTTCCATTATAAGAATAAAATATCGAAAATAATGAAGAAGTCAGAATCCGCGAATGAAATGGTAGAATACAATATCATGAAACACATCGACCCATCTCACCAATATTATGTGGGATATCCCACAAAATGTTCTCCGAAAAAAACAGAAATGGCGAAAAAATCGGTAAAAAAATGCGAACATTTTTCAGAGAAAAAATTAGACGAATATGATTTATTGATCATGGAATATGGCGGCTTAAACATAAAACAATTTGCGCATTGGGTCGATAAACAATCATCTAATAACAGCCTAAAAAAATACCAAAAAATAATGAAGGATTTTTGGTTGGAATGTCGCCGGATGTTTGACGGTCTACTACTTTTTAAAAAAAACGGGGTATTGCACAATGATGTAAAACCCCAGAATATTGTGTATGATATGAAAAAAAAACGCACGAATTTCATCGATTTTGGACTCACATTGTTCTCCAATGACGTAAGAAAAATGTGCGAAGAATCGAAATACTACAATAACAGTTTACATTGGTCATACCCTCCCGAAATCATTTTGACAAATAAAGATAAATTTAACAAAATAACTGAGGGTGAAAAAAGTCAGACACAATTTGCTTTACGAGAAAAAGAATTCAAAGATTTTGTTAAAGACGTGGAAGACGACCAGGATGGACATATCAATTATTTCATGGAAGTCACCGAAAAATCTTACGGGCATGCCTCGGATTCCGAAACACAATTATTAGATATGGTTAAGCAGCATATAGAAGATTTTCACACATTTTTGTTCAAAGAAATCGACGAACATTCCTACGACGATTTTATGAATGCTTTCATAAATACCATGGATGTGTATGGGTTGGGTGTTTCACTCATATATATATTACACAGAACGGTCGATTTAATACCGGAATCTGTCGCGAAACAATTAAATACTCTTTTTTTACGCATGTTACACTTCAATGTGTTTCAAAGGATAGGACCCGAAGAAGCCAAACAAGAATTCGAAACTATCGTCAAGGGTCTATAACTGTAGATTTTTCGCACACCAAACAACTCAGGTCTTCGACCTTCGTTGTTAGTAATTTTTCCGACACCAAATGTGTACGGAAAATCTACAAAGGTGTCGAAAAAGTTACTGACTTCTCTCCGCAGGTAGGACAAAGTCCGGAGAAGTTTATCCTAACAGCGAAGATGAAACAATATCCACACCAACTTGTATTAATCGTATTCGTTCATCAACAGATGACGCAGTATCAATAATAGATTGTATAGTAATCGCACTATCAATGATGGTATATTCATGGGGTATTTTAACAGTATCTTCACCCTGATATTGTTTTAATACAATTTCAAACACGCGATTAAAAGCAATTAATATGTAGTCAAAAAAAGTGGATTCTGTACCAATCGGTATGTCAGACGTATTTTGGAGCTTATTTACAGCAAGTATTTCGTCTAGTTCCGCACCGGTGTCTTGAATACAGTTATCCAACGGATAATTGATAAAAAAACCGCCATCAATATAGCAGTTTTTAATGTCCGTACCATCCAGTTCTCCGGGTTGAACTTCAATAAAAGGTTCAAAAACAATAGGCAACGTAGAGGAACAGTAAATTCCCTGAATGACTTTCCAATCGGGATGTGTTTTGTAAGAAATATCTACGGGTTGCATGGAATTCAATTCGGTGGAGAACATGTGTATTTCTTTTCCAGTTTTTTCATAAAATTCCTTCATGGTAATATCAAGAGGAATTTCCATACCGGCAAATAGTGGCGCCAACATCTCTTCGAAAATTTTGATATTAAAAATACCCTTTTTATCAAAAACATTCAACACAGAATACAGATCAAATTTGAAAATGTTTTGCCAGGGTCGTTTGATCAAATATGTATCTAATATGTCCCATTCATATCCGAGAGCCAACATTACGGACAAAACCGCACCAATCGATGTACCATACATGGTTTCAATATTCTCCAATTTCCACAATCCAATACGATGTGTTTCGCGCAATATTCCGTAAAAAGTGAATCCAGATACCCCACCACCCGACAACACCAGGTGTTTAATTGTAAAATCCTTAGTGAGTGATCTTGTTGAATTTTCCAAAGAATCTGCTACCAGAACCATATTACAAGATATATCAAACAACTCCGGTAAATGCGCCGTAGGCGCATCCACCCTGGACGGTCGGAGACCGTCCTTGGGACTTCGTCCTTCGTTATTAGGAGATTTTTCTCCGCTATCGCTACGGAAAAATCCTCCAATATTTTTCGTCATTTTTTACGATAAAATACCACATAAAAAATCTTTATGTTTTCTATACTGTAAATTATTTACAGTTCTCCCAAACAATGTCGATTTTTATCATGCCGGACGAAGAAGATACCAATACCAAAATTAATATTGACGATTTGTATGAAAAAAAACAGCGCCGCGATTTGAAACAAATCTCTATTTTCAACAAAATATTGGGAAGAATCCACAAACGTATTCAGTACACAGCTCGCCAAAAAAAGCATACAGAAAATTTCATATGGTTTGCGGTTCCTGAATATATTGTAGGAGAACCTATTTACGACAAGGGTGAATGTATGGGTTATTTAGTATCGCAGTTGGAGAAAAATGGGTTTCATATAAAATATGTTCATCCCAATACCCTGTTTATTTCGTGGCACAATTGGGTACCGTCTTATGTGAGAAATGAAATTAAGAAAAAAATGGGAATTGTATTGAATGAAAAGGGTGTTGTTATCGACCATAAACACATGGATGAGGACCCGAATGCGGTGATGATTTCCGACAATCATCTGGATAATTCATTGTTTCATCAACAGAATGCTTCACAACCACCTACTAAAGAACAAAAACATTATATTCCAATTAAAAACTACAAACCAACTGGTAATTTGGTGTATAGTATGGATCTTTTTGAAAAATTAGATAAAAAAATCAATTAAAAAAATCAATTAAAAAAAAGACTGGGCAGCTTTAAACCCAGTGTAAGCTATACTTCCTGTGTCAGAAAGCGATAATGTATTTTTTTGTGTAGCTCGTTTTTCGCGTTTTTGTGAAAATTGTAAATCACGTTTTTTTAAATTATTGAAATCATCTATCATTTTTTTGCTTTTCAAAACAATAGGTGTATCATCAGTACTTGATAAAAAACGAAACAAGGGTTGTTTTTCTTTTTTTAATTTCTCGTTATATTTTTTTGTAATATTGGCATTGGGTCTGTTTTTTTTTTTCAATGATTTGTCAATTCCTTCTAATATTTTTAGTTCATTGTTTGCGGGATCAAAAGCAGTCAAAGCGGTTCCAAGACAAGCATTGTAAATATCTTCTTCGTATTTTTTACTAAACGTGGCTTCTAAAACAGACCTATATATTTCATATTCTCGTTCATCAAATAATTTATTTAATTCACTACATATTTTTCCATCTAATATTTTTAGTACGTGGTTTTTTATTTTTTCAATGGAACCTTTGCTGATGGACATTTATATTATTGTGATATTTTGTTACAAATTATGTTCGATAGTATTATCATCTTTTATGTCTAGTTACACGTATTTTTTTAGTACGATTCGCACGCTTTCTATTGGAACTGCGTTTTCTTCCGCCTGCTGCTGGTACAATTGCTGATGGAGTAGCCGCAGTTTGAATTGGAATATTCTGTTTGATTAAAGCATCTATTGTATCTTTATAAGTAACCCCTGCTATAGTAATGGTTTTTTTTAATTCGCTTTTGATATCTTTATTAAATCTATCTTCCATATCTTTTTTTAATATTTTTGCTTGTTTACCCATGTCTCCTATTAATTTTCCTATTATTTTTTCAGAACGTTTTTTAATCATATCAGGTATTTTACTACATATTTCTTTATCAGCAATCGTAAAAGCGTTATCTAATATTCTATTAATTGCGGTTTCTACTATTTGTGGGTCTGCTGACATACTACTATATGTAATATTGAGATTTTGTTATCCGTTTGGGCGGAGAAAAAAAGTGAAAAGGTGTAAAATTGATATATACAAATAATCTGATTATGTCCATGAAATAAGTTATTTTGATGGAACCTGCAAAAATTATTATCAAAATACGCGTCAAGCGCCCCCCAAACTTCTCCGGTAAATGCTCTCCTACGAAGTTAGTAACTTTTTCGACACCTTTGGTGTGTGAAAAATCTACACTAAAGTTAGAGCCAAATATACAGAGCAATACGGATTTGGAGCATTTTTCCGTAGCGACAGCGGAGAAAAATATCCGTAAAAAATCCAACAAAACACAAAAAAATCACAGATGTTTGTCTAAAAAAGAGAAGGAAAAGTTGTGGGAAATGTTTGATGCCGATAAAAATAGCAGCGAAACAGATCCACTTACTACACACTCTTCCTCGCTACATAGTAGCGCCGCTACCTTCAGAGTTAGGTTGGGACCAACATGTATGGACGAATCGAATTCCAAGAAAGTACAGAGTCTCTTTACCAAAGACGCCAAAAACGCAAAGTTGAGGGCTTCACAAGTCAATGAAGGTGGTGATTCAAAAGAAAACCAACCAAGTTCGCAGTGGACGGACGAAAAATTATCCAAACAACACAGTTCACATGAATTCGATATATGTCACATGTGCAAAACTTGTTTGATTATTTCGGAAGATGGATTCCCTACATGTGCGAATAAAGAGTGCGCACATATCAACGTAAAAACACTGGATTATTCCCCCGAGTGGCGTTTCTACGGTGCGGATGACAAGAATCAGTCTGACCCCACACGATGTGGAAATCCCATCAATCCCCTCTTGGTCGAATCCTCGTTTGCTTGTAAAGTATTGGTGTCAAATTCTTCCACATATGAAATGCGTAAAATCCGGAAATGGACCGAATGGCAATCCATGCCGCACAGGGAAAAATCTCTCTATGATGAATTCCAGTTCATCACCATTATGGCGCAAAACGCGGGTATTCCCAAGATTTTCATTGATGATGCGGTGGCCATTCACAAGGATATTTCGGAACAAAAAATGTTTCGCGGTATGAATCGGGATGGTATCAAATCCGCGTCGATTTATATTTCGTGTCGTCTCAATGGTTGTCCGAGAACTGCCCATGAAATTGCGGAAATTTTCCGATTAGACAAGGCCAGCGCAACGGCGGGTTGTTCTACGGCGGTTAAAATTCTACACAACATTGAACGCAATTACGACCCATCACAACAAACTGAATTGGGATTGACCAAACCGATTGCGTTTATTGAGCGTTTTTGTAGTCGTCTCAACATCAATGGTGAATTGATTTTGTTGTCGAAATTCATTGCGAAAAAGGTGGAAGATCAGTGTATTATTAACAACAATACACCTCACGCAGTGGCAGCCGGAATCGTGTTTTTCATTTCACACAATTGTCAATTGAACATCACCAAGATGGACATTAAGGCGATTTGTGGGGTCAGCGAAGTCACCATCAACAAATGTTTCAAAAAATTGGAATTGATGAAAGAACATTTGATACCACGATGTGTGTTGGAAAAATATGTGTAAAATTATTGATTCTCAGGGTTATACGTTTGTAGGTCCTTCGGACACCGAAGGTGCTCTTAGGGGGTCTTTGATGTAATCATATCTTGTATTAAATCGTAAACCGTATCATCGTTTATATCTTCTTTTTTAAGTTCTTGTAAACCTTGTAGTATCCACTCAGAAATAGGACCATATGTTGTATTTTGGATTACACTTTCGGGCATAAATTTCAATTTGTTATTACTGTTATTACTGTTATTTTCAGGTTTACCATTTGTAATTATGGCATATTGAATTTTTGGTGTTATTGATTCATTCGGGAATAACATCTTCGCAATAATTTCAGAAATTGGTATTTTTTCTTTATAAGAAAACCCAAAAAAACGATTATCTTGGAAAATACATAGTAACATTTCCACAATTTTTTTTACTACTGGAATACCATAAGAGTTTTTTAATTCTTTACACATAACGACTACTGCAAGTTCAAATATTTTTTCTAATTTTACTTTCCTTGTGTTATTACTACTAGGATGTGATGTTAAATATTTTTTAAAATTTTCATCTAAATTTATGATATTTAAATAAATTAGTTTCATAATATCAAATACAACTTTTTGCATAATATATTCATTGGAACGCTCACCTTGTTTCATTTGGGCTAAAATCTGTTCTATTATAGATGGGCCATTTATTTTTTCACATAATGCATAATTTACTGCATTAAATGCCTCCATAATTATGGGTTTAAACACAGGACAATCAGTTTCGGTAAATTCCATTTTTTCTAACTTATTTCTTTCTATTTTGATTGCATCTTCAATAACGTTACGTATGTCATCATCCAATATAGAATTTAATGATAGTAATAAATAATCTGATAAAACATAAGTACTATATGATGTAGTATCTAATGTTTTATCATTTGTAAATTGCATACCTTTATATACAACATTTTCGTTATTTAATAAATTATGTATAAATTCAGGACCCAAATTTTCGTATGTGTTGAGGACAGATGTTAATAGATGCATTCTTCTGTCATTATGGCGTTCATCGTGTGATGAATTTATAAAAGCTGCATTTTCACCTGTGAGTTTTTCAGCTAATTCAGTCATCATTGTATACATTCTTTCTACTCGTGAATTAGTCCAATCGTTTTTTTCTTTTTTAGAAGTGTGTTCATCTTTGTTCTCATATCCAAAGTGTTCAATACCATACCCGCGTATATATTCTGTGGATGTTGCTGCTCTGCAGATTCTATCAAATAGTATTTTTATAGTTTGTCTAGATGCTGGACCGATTGGGTCTATTCTTTGTTTAACAGCGGTCAAATCACTAGATTTACCAATTGCATAAATTGTTTTTTTATCAGCAGTAGATTTTACGAATATCGTATCCAAAAGTGACGTATCACTTTTTACACCATTACATAGTGAACATGCTGGTTGAATAAGTGCATGTTTTCCATTGAATCCACGGGTGATTAAATCATCTATATTATACAACTTTGTTGCAACTCCTGATTGAAATAACGATGTTACTGGTAATAAATGGTCAGATTCACCTCTATTACCTGAATTTTTAATTTCTTTATCAGATATTTTTCCACCACATATCCAACAAAATACATTGTTGGTGGTTCCATCAGCATAAGCACTTTGTAGCCTATCTGCATCCCCAGTAAACAAAGAACGTAGTGGTGCTGCTGGGGAACCTTCGGTTAGCGTAAACCCTATAGCTGCATCTACCATTTCTTTATATGATAATTTGTCTGGTTCCATAGAGATTGGTACCAGACGGGAATCTTCCATTAAAGGTATATCTTTTTCGGTTGAACGTCGTAATTCTGTTTTTTTACGTTCTGATTTTTCTTTGTTTTTTTTTTTTTCTTTAGCCTGCTGACGGTCTTTCATTGTAAACTTTTTAAATTTACCTTGTTTTCTACTTGAAGATTTATTTTTTACAGTTACATTGTTTAAAGGTACAAATGGTACAAATGGTGCAAATGTTGAATTATTAAATATAAATGGTGGTGGTGGTGGTGATAAGTTACGTTTACGTTTTTCCATTGGATTATTTTGTTCTGTTAGATTATTTTGTTCTGTTGGACTAATTGAGTTACGTTTACGTTTTTCTCTTACATTATTTTGTAATATTGAAATAGAACGGGGTCTATTATTTTCTAGTCTTCGTGAAATATTACGGCCTATTGAATTACCAGTATTTGGTCTTCGTGAAATATTACGGCCTTGTATTGAATTACTCGGTGGACGTTTTGGCATATATATATAAGCATTATATTATACCGATAAACATTCATATTTATCTTGTTTACTAAACAACTCCGGTAAATTCTTACCTACGGAAGTAGGCGAATCCACCCTGGTCAGAGACCCCTTAAGGGGTCTCCAACTTGAACACCAAAGGTGTTATAAGTTAGCGAACTTCGTTCGCAACCTTGCGTCAATGAAAGTGGTGCTGAGGACGGTCGAAGACCGTCTTTGGGACTTTGTCCTTCGGTGTATGAAGAATCTACAAATTAAAATATAATAATATATTATTATAATGTCTAATATTGTTCAAGAAACACCAGTTGTGGAAGAAACACCAGTTGTGGAAGAAACACCCATTATAGAAGAAGTTCCTACTGTGGAAGAAACACCCATTATAGAAGAAGTTCCTACTGTGGAAGAAACACCCATTATAGAAGAAGTTCCTACTGAGGAAGAAGTTCCTACTGAGGAAGAAACGCCCATTATAGAAGAAGTTCCTATTGAGGAAGAAACACCCATTATAGAAGAAGTTCCTGCTGTGGAAGAAGTTCCTACTGAGGAAGAAACACCCATTATAGAAGAAGTTCCTGCTGTGGAAGAAACACCCATTATAGAAGAAGTTCCTACTGGGGAAGAAGTTCCTACTGGGGAAGAAACACCCATTATAGAAGAAGTTCCTATTGAGGAAGAAGTTCCTGCTAATGAAGAAACACCTATTATAGAAGAAGTTACTACTAATGAAGAAGTTCCTACTGAGGAAGAAACACCCATTATAGAAGAAGTTACTACTAATGAAGAAGTTCCTGTTGTAGAAGAAATTCCTGCTGTGGAAGAAATTCCTGTTGTAGAAGAAATTCCTGTTGTAGAAGAAATTCCTGTTGTAGAAGAAATTCCTGTTGTAGAAGAAATTCCTGTTGTAGAAGAAATTCCTGTTGTAGAAGAAATTCCTGTTGTAGAAGAACCCGCAATAGACGATGTGTATCCCCAGGAGAACATCACCTTCAGTATTGATAATCCCACATCAACCACCCCATCTCTGGTATTCATTGTCCCATACCGTAATCGCCAAAAACAATACGAATTTTTTGCCAACCACATGAAAACGGTACTCGAAGACATTGACCCAAATTCCTACAAAATCCTCTATATCCATCAACAAGACGACCGTGAATTCAACCGTGGTGCTATGAAAAACATCGGGTTTATTACAGTGAAAAACATGTATCCCGACAATTATCAAAACATCACACTAGTGTTCAACGACATTGATATTATGCCCTATACCAAGAATTTCCTAAATTATTATACAACAAATGGTATTGTCAAACATTTTTATGGATTCACCTTTGCTTTAGGCGGTCTTATCTCCATCACTGCCGGCGATTTCGAGAAAATCAACGGATTCCCTAATTTCTGGGCATGGGGATATGAAGACAATGCGTTACAAAATCGTGTTACTGCGGCCGGATTCACCACCGACCGTAGTCAGTTTTACCCCATTCTAGACCCAAATATGCTCCATTTTTCGGAGGGCATCACACGTAACATGAACCGCACAGAATTCGATTTGTTTTTATCAAATACCACAGAGGGTATTAATTCCATCAGTAATATTCAACAGAACATAGATGAATCCACCGGTTTTGTCAACGTCACCGATTTTCATACTCCACGTGAAGAAAACGCGACATTACGTCAGACGTACGATTTACGTGGTGGTGCCATGCCATTCAAAGTACCCGCACCAACACCTCAATATGGTCGACGCAATCCAAGAATGAGAATGATGTTATAATACACTGATTAGAGGATTTTTCCGTAGCAACAGCGGATAAAAATGAACTCCATCATTAGTTCATTTTTCGACACACCAAATGTGTCGAAAAATCTACAAATTTAAACTTTTTCCAGACAAAAATTCAAATTTATAGGTCAATCCAATGTTCTCACTGTCTTCCCAAACACCGGATATTTTGATCAAAAATGTTTTTTTCATCGGATATACATTGTCAAGAATCATATGTTTCGTTTTGGAATCATACATGGAAGAATTCAACGTCATATTTGCGTCTCGTTGATTCGTCATATTTTTGTAAATTTTAATATATCCGTTATAAAGTTGATTCCTTAGTACAGTAGTTATTTTCTTGTTTACCTTGAATATGTTTTTATAAAATTCCAAGATCCGGTATTCAATATTAATCATATGATTCATAGTGTTTTCATTTGCGACATGATTCGGCTGAAATTTAAAGAAATATTTGTTGCCTGATAATCCATTCGTAGAAAACCCATCTATTAACAAGGGAACATTTAAAAATATGCCGTACAAAATAAACAAATCGTCCGAATAAATGATTTTCGTGAAATTACCATCCATAATCATATTTTTTTTGTTTTCCAATAAAAACACATTTTGAATTTGAAATTGTGTAATATCATAAACCACATTGGCAATAGAAATAGGCTGTGTTTCATAGGTTTTTTCGATAGATTTTTTGTGATGACCTCCGGACATGAACATTACAATGTATACATGTTAGTTTTTATTTGTTTTCTTATATTATACTTAGTATGGCGGCACCAGATGTATTTAGAAAAAAACTTTTGAGTTCAAATTTACCATGGAAAGGGAGTAAAAAAACCATCCGTCAAATATGTTCAGGAATCCAATATAACGGAATAGCTTACCCCAAAACCTCTGTCATTGCCCCAAAATTACTGCGAAAGGCATTACCGATGAAAGGTTATCGTCGCGAAATTGCGAGTGTAGCCACCAAATGCAATCCGAGAACCTCCATGATACGTCAATTTGACAGTCCGGGGCAAACCATTATCACCAATTATACTTCCGCGAAAGGTATAGTAACCAACGTCGACTATAATTATGATGCCAATTCATGTCAGCATCCTTTAACACGTAATTCATCCAAAACTACGTGCTTAGGCAATTTATCTACCCAAAATAATGCCCTTAGACGTGTAAGAAGCAGTGGTATGGTAAAACGTAGTTTCAATCCGGTCACGAATGCGCCTACCTACTACACCGACCGTGCGCAGTACCTTACTAGCCGCAGCAAAACATTCAAACAAAACCAATATTTCCATATTGTTCAAGGAAATGCCGTGGCCAAACCGGGTACAAACGCCACCGCTGGAAATATTTATAGGGCGAATACCATTGGTTTTTGCTCGAATTCTACCCTTAAATATGTTCCAATTTATTATAAACCAAGTAATCCAGGATTCGGTCAACAAGGTGGTGTTTCGTCTAGTAGTCTCATTGCGCGAAAACGTTATAATGCGATTACCTCCACCGCGAATACTTTCCGAAGCGCGTATGGTAACCAAACAGCGGATGCCCTTGCTTACGGTGTTCATCCGAATGGTTATACAATAAAAGACCGCATTGGTTTTCCGAAATTACAGACACCCGTTATTTCCCAATACAATGGTCAATTAAAACGCTGTCGAAGCATACGTACTATCCGCAATATGCGTAACGGGTAAATAATGAATGTCTCCACCCTTGTGGAGTTGTTTGATGTCCTACGGACATCTAACAACGAAGGACAACGTCCAGTTAGAGACCCTAGAGGGGTCTCCACCCTTGTGGAGTTTTTTGATGTCCTACGGACATCTAACAACGAAGGACAACGTCCAGAGTTGTTTGACAATTCAATCATCCATAATATTGTAAGGAATATTATGATTTAAACACCAATGTACACATTTGCGAAGATGGGTACGAATGAGATTGTTTATTTTGGAGGATTGTGGTACATCAGAGCACCTACGGTAATCAAACTTCTCCACAAGGGTGGAGACCCCTCTAGGGTCTCTAACCGGACTTTGTCCTACCTGCGGAGAGAAGTTAGTAACTTTTTCGACACCTTTGGTATGCGAAAAATCTACAGAGTTGAGACCACAAGGGTTGATACCCCATAGAGATCTCTCACTGGAGGTGTGAGGAAAATCTACAAACTTCTCCGGTAAATGCGCATCTTTCCATAGGACAGCATCCACTCTGGTTAGTGGTCGAAGACCGATGAGAGACCCCTGTGGGGAATTGTTTCCATAATACACTTCTTTATCTTCATGTTCGGGACGGATTTGTTCAATTAAAACAATGGTTTGATAAATATTTTCAATTTGTTGTTGCCCGTAAATCGTGTTGTATTCCTCTAATTTGTATATAAAATAGGCTGGTATCGGTATTTTCAAAAATCTGCTGATATTTTCATGTTCAAACAACTCCACCAGGGTGGAGACCTCTCTAGGGTATCTAACAGGACTTTGTCCTTCGTTGTTGGATGTTCTACGGACATCAAATTCCTCTGGTAAATTAAGACCAGAATCCGTCGAACTTCGTTCTCTGGATTCAGAACCAAAATCTCCGACTTCGTCTACTCTTTTTGGTTCAAACGGTTTCCCCAGCATTTTTTGAAACGCCATTTTTAAACAAGGAAATACGGAAGAATCGTCGAACAACAAAAAATTCTTACATACCAGATATTTTTCTGAATTAGCATATCGGCTGGTTTTTGGCTTTGTAATATAAACAGTTTCATAAAAAGCGGATAATATGTAGAGGATATCTACAGTATGTTCCATGAAACAATCAAAAATTTTTAGTATGAAACTACCATTATGTTTCTGTAAGCATAGGGCATAACACATTTGCGCAAACAACAACTTCGTGATGTTCATTTCTTGATTATTGAAGTCTGCTGAAAAATCGAATCCGCCGTCTCCAGTAATTAAATCCATCGAAGACCCATATTTCGCCCGACAATGTAGAAAATTGTCCATCGATAATATGTTGCCGGTTTTATCAGCCCCCGTTTCAATATGAATATTGGGATGCGATTTTAAGAAATAATCACTCTTTTTCCATCCTGGAACGGATTTATTGTGTTTACCGACATTGTTTTTATTACATGTATCGGGTACAGAAGATTTTTCTTTTTCTTTCACTTCAGGGATGTTGTTGTGGTCAAACTTCTCCGGACTTTGTCCAACCTGCGGAGAGAAGTTAGTAACTTTTTCGACACCTTTGGTGGTGCCCGGTTGGTTCCTACTGACCCCTACTACCACCGGAGGAGTTTGAACACGCCGAGATTCCAAAATAGTAATACCTACATAAACGTCATGAGGATTGTTTCTCGTGTTCGCAAGAGCTTCGATAAATCCACCAGGACCTTCTGCCAAATGAAAACTACGTATAGGTTTGCGCGAAACACCTGTATTGTCGCTATCGAAAACCTGTCCGTTACTTCCTTGAATTACAGAATCATTATTCTGTGTTTTTTCTTGTGGGATAGTCTCCGTGGTTGGGTAGGAACTTTGCCCGCGGACAAACTTCTCCGGACTTTGTCCTACGAAGTTAGTAATTTTTTCGACACCTTTGGTGTGCGAAAAATCTACAAATTCGTCCAAAAAGAAAAAATGTAAAATTTCTATCATTTTAAAATACGAACGTGAAAGAGGCTTGTATTTCGCAATACATTTGTTTTTTCCCGGTATGATAGTATTAATAAACTCATAAGGATTCGTATATTTTTTATAAATATCCCATTCCCTTTCATATTTCTTGATTTTGTTTTTCATTTCGTATAGATAAAAAGACAACGAATTGGATATACCTAATAATCTACTTTTTTTATCATGATTTTCGATCTCATCCTCATAAATACAATCAATGTATTTGTATATCGAATTATTAGTGTTAGGTAATGTAAAATATATCATATATTACATTACAAAAATATGTTTATGTTATTTTTATCAAGT